TAAGGTGTTTTCATCTTAAAATTAAAAAGTTCTTTAAACCATTTAATTAAAATCTTAGTGCCCTATATTTTTATACTTGAATCAGTATAAAAACTCGAATTGTGCGCCGATCATAGATTATAATATATTAAAAATTAAAAATTAAAAATTAAACCAAAAATATTTATGCTTCCATTTGCATTCTTACATCCTTATAAACACTAGATAACCATCGTTCGGAAAACATAAGAGGATCTATAGTATTTAAAATTTCTTCGTAATCAATAAATGCTTCATTTAAAAATTGTTCAATACATATAGGTAAAGTTTTTTTATTCCTTGTAAAATGATACATAAATAAATAATTAAGAAATTCCGATTTTGTTGGATATTTTTTATTTTCTGATACGTACGTTCCAAAAAAATTGTTAGTTGAAAACAGTTCATTACCGTAAATTTCTATGGCTTTATCTAACCATATTTTTTTACGACCATTATCAATGATATTATAGTAAGGTCTACAAGTTTTCGGAGATATATTAACTTTAATAGACGGCATATTGCTTTTAAAATTCCAATTTTTCGTAGTAGTTTTTTCAAATGGTTTTACAATATAATTATAAGGTATATATATATCAGATTCTGATTTATTACTGTCACATAATTCTATTATATCTATAATTTCTGTGTTAGAAAGTTCTTTACATACATTTGGTAATTTTGATCTAACATTAGAAATTTGTAAATCAGAAGGTTCTCCATCAATTAATACCCAAAGATCTGATGTTTCAATCGCATTATAGCTTAACGCATCAATTAAATTTTTTAATTTTAAACTATTTTTTTTACCTTTTTTAATTTCAAGTAAAAAATATCTTAAAGTTTTTAAACGATTTATATGTTCTAATAATTTAGAAGGAACAGATATACCAATTATATTTAACATTTCAATCATATCAAGTGAATAAGACAAATGTAATCTTATAGGGTCATTTTTAGTATTCTTTATCAGCGATAGATTAGAAGTTGTTGCCATTATTGAACACCACAGTGCTAAACCTATAGGCACTGAGTATGTAGGATATGTTGGTAAACCAGATAAACACATATAACTTTTGTTATTTATTAATCTATACTTAAGATGTTCTTCAACTATAGGTAAATATTCTGTTAAATGTTCTGCTTGTCCTCTTTTAATAATAAAATATATTACTGCAAACCATAAATCCATATTTCCAAGAGACTTTCCACCTGTCAAGATATATCTAAGTGTTGAATTTGTAGCTTTAATATGACTATTATCTTTTCCTAAACATAAACCTCCAAATATTTGTTCTCTAGTAAGAGGACTCTTATCTGATATTCCATAGTCTACAAGTTCTTTATATGCTTCGATACTTATTACACAATCAAACAAAGACTTAATATAATTTAATATGTCGTTATTTCGCAAAGCGTTCAATGGACAATTAATTAATGAATCTCTTAAATAAGTTGGTAGGTCATCAAAAACAGAAGTATTAGTTTTCTTCATCAAAAGTATCATATTCGAAGAATCGGAAAGTGTAATCGGACATGTTAATTTCAAATCTTCTGTTTTCTCTTCTAATATTTCGACACTTTCAGAAGGAATTACTGGTTCTATAACAGATGATGCTTCTCTATTAGATATTTTATTTCTATCAAAAGCAGTTAATAAACTCCCAGAACACCATGATATAAATTTATCTATTAATTTTTTCCAATCATTATCTTCGTCGATATCTTCAAGTTTATAGTACATTTTCCATACATTATCCAGTTCTGATAATGAAGGTTCAGAATTTTCAAAACTTTTAATTAATCTTGAAACTGGATTATCGCTACTTTTAAGAAAACTTTTACTCTCGTATTTTGTTAGTTTATTTTTTAATGCTACTAATTTAGTATGAAGAACTTTATTACCATTAGTTCCCATATTTATGGAAACTAAAACATTCTTTAAAATTTCTTTTTGTTTTAAAAAATCTTCAATTGTATTAATATTTTCAATATTGTAAACAAATTTATAATCGTTATCTGTTACTTCAATAGCAGGTTGCATCAATCCATTTTTATATATGTATATATTATGTGGACTAGAACGGGTTAAAGCACATGATACAGATTCATTAATTTCACCTCCTGTATATATTAAATAAATAGAGACTGAATTAAATGTCCATGACAATAAAATTTCTGAACATATCTGAACACAATCATTTCCAATTTGACCATCAGAAATAAATAATAAATTACCTTTAAAATTTATTTCTTTAATAAATTTAAAGAGAGATACCGGAGATGTTCCACCAAATCCTATCCTCTGTTTATTTATAATTTCTAAATCAACTTTAGATATTACAGTATGATTTTGATCCCATCTTACAAATAAAGTATTTTCACTGTTTAAATTTTTTACTAAATCTTGTGTTTTTGAATGATACAATGTTGTATCAAAATTACTACAAGAATCTGATGTTGAATATGAACAGTCATAAGCAACAAGATTTTCATATTGTGAATACTTTGATAATGCCATTATTATACTTAGGTAATTTTTTTTACTATTTAAAAAAATAAAATCAATTTTTTATAAATAATTTTAAACCTGTTGTGGTTTAAAATTAAATTAATATTTCTGAGTAATAATTATTAGGTAATTGTTGTATTTTTAATCTTATTTCACATCCATCATCTATATTTTTTGGATAATTTTTTGGATTAATCATTGGTTTTATATCATTAAAATATAATCCGTTTGGAATACAATATAAATGAATTTTATCATATTTATATTTTAGATTATTAGACCATATTCCTTTAATTACGAAAGTTAAATTTAATTTATTATATATCATTGGTTCTTGTTTTCCTGAAATATTAAATGGTATACCATTTCTTCTGTTTCCATAAAAATTTTGAATCGATGTTTGTGAATTACTAAAATGGAAATTATCGTATTTAGAATCATTATCACCATGTTTAACTCCTTTTGCATCTATATTGATATATATTCTTTTATATTTTTGTATATATTCAAGTCTTTTATCTTCGTTTATATTATCTGATTGATTAGAAACATATATTGGTTCATTTACATTACTTAATTCTTTAATAAATATTTTATTTATATTTGTTTCAAAACATTTAGAAATCGAAATATCATTTAAATTTTTACTTTGCAATTCATTTATTACGAACATATATATTTTATCTAATAATAAACCTATGATCGGCGTTTTAAAAAAATCATAGTGCCCTAATTTTAAGGTGTTTTTCATCTTAAAATTAAAAAGTTCTTTAAACCATTTAATAAAATCTTAGTGCCCTATATTTTTATACTTGAATCAGTATAAAAACTCGAATTGTGCGCCGATCATAGTAATAAACTATTTATATAATCAAAAACATATTCTTCTAATGTCATTATTATACATTCTTCTTCCATTATCATACATTTTTAATTATGTTTAATTAAAAATTTAAATCAATTTTAATCTTCTTTTAATCTTTTCATCATTATATTTTTAAATTCCGGATTACAATCAATCATAATACAATTTATGTTCAATTCTTTTGCCGCCAATCCAGTCGTTCCAGAACCAGCAAATGTGTCTAATACTATTCCTTTTGGATTACAAAAGCTGTCAATATTCTTCTCGGTATTTCAATAGGAAATACTGCATAATGTGATTCTTTGCATTTCTCAGTATTAATTGTCCACATATCACCCGGATTCTTTCCATTAGGATTGTTTTTTATATCTTGTAGAACATAATGTGTATCTAACATGATATTATCATATTTTTCATCATCTATTTGTAATATTTCTTTTAATGATAACCAATCATCTATTTTTGGTATAGAACGTCCCTTATCTGTTCTCAACCAATGAGATGCAGTATCTTTATATCCTAAAATATCATCAATTTCTCTACCTGATATCTTATTGTTTCTTGCGTAAGATATTATAAACTTATTTATTTCTAACGATAAATCTTTATCAATTTTATGTTTTCTTTGTAATGAATAAGATATACCATTTGAACTTCTTGCTCCTGGACTTTGACCCATGTTTATTTTTTGATTTTTAAATTTTCCACTATATTTTTCTTCTTTCTTTTTATTATGTTCCTCGATTTTAGTTTTCCATTTTGGATATTCTTCAACAGATAAAGTATCCGGAAATTCGGATAATTCTATTTTGTTAGTATTTTCATCTTTTGATTTAATTCTTATATTATCTATATTACTATAATAGTCATAATTAAAATATTTACCCGATGATTTTATGAAGAAATATATATATTCATAAGTATTACATAGTCTATCTTTAACTGATGTAGGCATATGATTTGGTTTATACCAAATTATTGTATTTCTTAGTATCCAACCATTTTCTGTTAATTTTATTGCTATTCTTTCGGGTATCATACTCAAACCTTTTTTTGTATATTTATCACCTATATTTAAAAACATTGTTCCTTCGTCTTTAAGAACTCGTTTACATTCTTCACCGCTTTTTTAAATAAATAAAAATCAAAAATGTTCTTGATTTTATATTTATTAACCCTATTGTTAGCGTATAAGGGGTTTTTATTGTTTTAAAATTACATTCTTTATTAAAATATTTCTTGCACCTGCTACATCTCTATCTACTGTAAAATCACAAGAATAACATTTTAACGTTTCTTTTCCTTTTGTTTTATTTATTGATCCACAATTTGTACATGTGCATGAAGTATAACTCTCATCTACTATAATTAATTTTTTACCATATAAATCACATTTCCATTTTAATTTTTGTTTAAATGAAAAAAAAGAAAACATCATCATCATTCTTTTTGTACTTCTTGATAATTTTTTCTTTTTTACCATTTCACTTACTTTGAATTCTGGTAATAATATTGTATCATAATTTTCTATCAAGAAAGATATTGTTTTCCAATGTAATTCACTTATCATGTTTTTTACTTTTCTCCATAGTAAAAATTTTTCTTTTTTATCTTTACATTTATCTATGGTATAAAACAAATTTAACATTTCATTATTAGCCTTTTCTCCTATAAAAATAGAACTACCTTTTGGATCGTATCCTACTAAAAATTTTCTCACACCTGGATCTAATGATATAATTCGATTTTCCTTTTCAACTTTAAACTTAATTTGGTTATCATTACGTTTATCATCTATTGGAAACCAATTACTATCAACTGAAACATGAAGAAAATATTTTTGTGTTTCTTTTTCATATATAATTTCTATTCCTTTTTCAAAATTAAAATCTTTTAAATATAATTTTTTTCTTTTATTATTTTTATCTTTATAGAAATAACGTCCTTTTATACTTTTAATATAAGAAGGAAAACTTTTATCTTCAAAATGAAGATAATCTGTAGGACTTTTTTTACTTCTATACTTCATCATAAATGAAGATATATTTTTATTTTTAAAATTAGAAATAGAAGAATTTATACTTGAAACAAATTTATTTACTGCACCTCTCGGTAATCTACTATGAACATCACTCCACCAAAAAGGTTTAAACATTTCATTTTTTGTTTCATTTAAAACATAATCTTTAATAATTAAATTTTCAGTTTCTGTTTCAATATAATCATATTTTCTTAATAAATCTCTAACTGTATAATTTGAATATTTATTTTTATTTAATATATTATTATAACCATAATGATTATAAAATATAGTTAATGTGGAATTATAGTACCATCTAAACTGTTCAAATTGGATTTGTAATTGTTCTTTTTCTTTATCAGAAGGAAATAATCTAAATTTCAATGTTTTCAATTTCTCTTCCTCCTTCATATTCTTCTTCTCCTCCTCCTGCTTTTCCTTTTTTACTTGCTGTTTCTCTAATTTGGTTTTTAATTTTACTGCTTCTAAGTCCATATAGTCTGGATGAGAAAACAGTGATGATTGAAATGAGGTCATTAACAAGTTCTTCATGTGGGGATGTTTCTTTTTTATTGAGAACCAAGATTTGCCCTTGAGAGTATTCCTGAATGATTCCTTCGATGAGTTCAAAACCGAATCTACACAATCTATCTTTGTGGGTAACCACAATTTCTTTGATATTTCCTTTGATTGCATCGTCCAAAATGGTTTTAAATCCTTTTCTTTTATAGTTGATACCTGATCCAATGTCTTTGATAATTTCATATTCAGGATATTTAATTCTAAAGAACTTAATTTGTCTTTCAAGATCTTCTTTTTGGGAAGAAGTTGAGACTCTACAATAACAGATTTTTCTTTTACGTTGTTCAGTTTTTCTATTGATTTCTTCTGATGCAAAGGGAACAAGTGATGACATGAGAAATCGTCTATGTTTACCTTTTGTTCTGATACATTCAATTTTTCCTTGATTACTCCAGTTAATAAGTGATTGCTGTGTGATATTAAGGAGTCTACTTGCTTCTTCTGGTCTAAGAAGTTTTTCTTTATTAAATTTATCATTCATTAGTATTTTATAAAAGAAAGTATGTCTTTAAATTAGAATTTAGATTATTATAAATTTAAATTCAACAGTTATATCCCATTTTTTAATTTAAAGAAATATAAAAATAAAAAATATATTTAATCAAAAAATACAAATCAAAATGTTTTACAAATCTTTATTTGATACTACGAAGAAGAGATATAAATTATTCGCAATATTTTCTATCTTAACTCATATTTTCGGTGCTTTATTTGTATTATATTATCTAATTTATGATTTTGAACAATGGTCGGATTATATGATATATTTTAGATATTTACTAAAACTGAACGAACATAAACAACATAAT